TCCAGCCCATAATAAGATTATTATAACAAAAAAGCGCCCCTACCACAAGTAAGGGGCGCTTAATGCTAAACGTGCGACTGTTAAGCTGACTGACCTTTGATAACTACAAAGTTAATAACAATCGCGCCTGTTTCGGCTGTGCCAGCGGCAGCGTTGTTGTTAATGACTGTGATGTTAAATGATCCAGCGGCTACAGCCGTTACGACTACATCGGTGTTAAGTGCGACAGTACCGCTTGCGATACTTACTAGCACAACATCGGTTGCAGCTACGAAAGAGTTAGTTACCGTAAACACGGCGCTTGCTTCGGCAGCAAGGCTCGTGTTGTTGGTAGTAATCTGACCCGTAAGAGCGTTAATGGTAACGCCCGTAGCGCGGTTAGTAGCTTGAGTAACGGTTGAGCCAGAACCTGCGGCATAACCAAACTTTTTCTTAGTCTGGAAGCCATCAAACTTTACAGCTTGTTCAAATTGTTCTAGTACTCGTGCCATTATTAACCCCTTATCTTAATGTTAGGAAGATAGGCTTGTAGGCTGTATCTACGGTTAATTCAGGAGCGAAACCGACACGTTGCGTAACAGTAGCAGCAACTTCGATTTCAACCGCACCAGCGACTGCATCAGAAATGATACATCCTGCGCCCTTAGTGATAGCACCATCTGAGAGTACGGCACAGTAACCGCTAACTTGGAACCAACCGAAGTTGCTAATAGCAACGTCTACGTTAGCAACACCAGCAGCCTGGAAGGCTACAGCGCTTGAGCTAACGATAAGGCCAGCGGATGGGTTAGGGTAAAGCGACAAGCGTGAGCTGGTTGTAAGAGCAACAGTAAGAGGCTCTGCAATTGTAACAGTGATAGTACCAGCTGAAGCGGTAGCTGTGTTACCTACGATGAGGTAAAGGTTTTGACCTGGGCCAACGTCTACTGCAAGGTAGCCACCAGCGTATTGGTCAGCGGTAGCAGCGGTCGCACCAAGTACAAATGATACTTGGGTTGAACCAGCAGCCGTAGCGATACCAGTACGAGTGATGTGGTTAGCAACTAATGGGCTTGAAATGTTCAATTTACCAGCCGATAGAGCTACTGCACCAGCTTGCCCGTAAGCAAATTGGCGGCCGTCAGCGGTTGAAGCCAACTGACCTAATTTAGCGCCCTGACGGACAGATGACGTAGAACGCGCATCCTGTTCGTTGAGCTGAATTTGAGCTGAAAACATAATGTATTCCCTTATATCCCTTCTTATTAAACGGTAGTGATACCAGTTATTTTTGCATTACGCACAGGGTTGCGGTGAATCAAGTTTCCGTAAACAACAAAGATGCCGATTTCAGCAAGTTGGTTAACTGGCTGCATGTAATCGCGGAATTGGAAAGCACTTGGCTTAACCTTGTCGTAAACACCTTCAGTTACTTTGTTAGCAGTTGCAACAGTTTTAAGTGTTGGAATGCTAAGGCTGCGGAATTCCATGTAGCTTGGGTTCAAGAAGTACATAGTCCCACTTGGGGCCTTGTCGTCACGGAAAACAGTCTTGCCACGGTAGTCAACGCCTGTGAAGCCGCCGTGACCTTGAGCGCCATCGCGTGTTGCTTCACCTGGAAGGGTGAGGCTAGCAGTTGGGTAGCCCATAGTCTGGTACATAGCTTGCTTAGTTGGCTCTAGCAATGATGCGTAAAGAGTCCATGCAGTCTTAGTAGTGATAACAGCTGAGCTGGTTTCGCTTTGTAGGCCAGATACGGTTGAAGCATCGTCTGCTGCGTCCATAAGGTCTAGGCTCAAAACACCGCTTGAAGCAGCTGAAACGTAACCGTTAATGTATGTGCCATAGGTAGCTCGTGAAAGACCGCCGTATGAGCTGGTGCTTGTGCTGTCGTCAACGATGAGGTTTAGACCATCAAAGTTGTCGCCAGTACCAGTACCGTAGTAGATAGAACCAAGAGCGTTGCTCATTGAGTTCTGTGCGTACTCGTAGCTTGCTTGCTGAATTTCGATAACACCAGCAGAACCAGCGTTTGCGCCACGTTCTACAAGGCTGTCAACAACAGGTTGACCGAAACCAGTAGCGTACCAGGTAAGGTTCACGGTGTTCATATCTACGTTTGTATCAAACGTATCTGCACCACGGAAGCTTTTACCTTGGCTTGAGTTGTTAGTAAAAATAGGTTGCTGAATCTGACGGCCGTTCCATGGCTTAGGATTGCTAACTACCCATAGGTTAATAAGGCTAGAACGGTTAACCGTGTCTACTACCTTAGGTACGATATCTTCTAGGGTTAGGTTATTCAACCTATCCTGAAAAGCTGCTGCGCCCATTTTATCTCCTTAGGTTACTTGTAAATAAAAAAACGACCCAAAATGGGCCGTTTCCTCTACGTTGTAATATACAGTATTTATTTTACAAGTGCAATGATTAATCGCGGATGCTTCCACCAGGGCCGACAATCATGTTGTCTGGTATGTTTGTACCGCCTTGGCTACTGCTTGACTCCCCGCCGACCATCGATCCGCGAGCCTTGGTGGCGGCCTTTGCGGTGTTAGCTTTAACCGTAGCTTCTTCGCGCATAGCTTTAAGCTGCATGGCATTGTGAGCGTCAAGGACAGACGTTAGACGAGGCACTCCAGCTTTATCGCGGCGAGCGTTTTCGCTAGCCATATATTCGATAATAGCTACGCGCTCCTTTACCCCAGGCTGCTTAGCAACTTCTGGGTCGCTCCAGTCGGCGTTTTCGTATTGCGCTGGAACGGCAGGCAAGTCACCGCTAGCCTCAAGGTAGCTCATGCCTGATTCAATACCCGACACAAACTGCTCTTGCTGCTCTTGAGCGGCAACACCCTCATCGTATTTAGCCTTGTCGGCTTCGTAGGCTTTTCTATCGGCTTCAAGACCAGTAACCATTTTGGCGTAGTCGGCGTTGAACTTAATAAGGTCTGCTGGTTTAGCAAACTCAATATCGGCTGACAGGCTCTCAATGTCCTCTGGTTTAGTGATACTAACTGTCGAACCATCTGCCAATACAACGCTAAATGAATAATCGTTAGGAGTAAATTCGCCTGGGTCTACTAGTTGAGGGGCTGGTTCAGGCGTTTGTACCTGCGCTGGGGGTTCCACGGACTGCCCGCCGTCTTTAGCAGATTCTCCATTTGGCGCTCCGTTAGCTGTATCGTCAGCGTTGGCTGCTCCGCCTGGCTCCCCGTCTTGGTTTGCTTCTTCTTTCGGTTGAACATTTGGCTCTCCTGTATTGTTATCTATCATTAGACCGACAGGGCTACTATCGGCTTGAATAACTGGGGCATCGTTAACGACTGGCGCATCCACTACTGGTGCATCGACAACTGGTGCGATAACATTTTCATCATTCATAACTGGCTCCTTGTTTTATACGAATATTATAACACAGGTGGAGCTGGTGCGGCAGGTGGCATGGCATTAGGGTCTTGAGGGTTCATGCTAGCAACTCCACCCATGTCTTGCCCCTGCTGGTCTGTAGCTCCGTTCATAGCTTCTGTCTGTAGGTTGGCGGTGCGAGTAGCAACCTCAAGAACACCAGCTAAGAAGTCGGTGATACGTTGCTGCGCGTCTGGTGGCAACTTTGTAAACTTATTGCTTGCGATGTACTTGTTCATGTAATCAAGGTAGCCTGGGTCATACTCGTCACGGTCTTGTGGGGCTTGGTTCTCTACGAGTAAAGCGATATCAATGTTTGCATCACGGCTAAATTCTTCTTTTTCTATATCCTGCATGTAGGCGGCTGGGTCGGTAGTTGCCTTTTGTACGCGCTCGGCCTTTTCAGCTGCGTCAGGGATACCAAGCATTTCAAATAGCGTAAGGTTGTCAATGCGATCTGGGCCAAGTTTGGCAAGCTCAAGGGCCGCAGCACGAAGCTGGTCTTTGTCTTGAGGGAGCGTAGAACCAGCCTGAACGCTGATTTTAACACCTGTATCAATATTGTCAGAGCTAAGGACTACAAAATCGTATACGCCATCGGGCCCCTTAGTCTGTACCCAGTGTTCTTCGGTGTAGTAGACTTTCATCATTTGAGCGAGGAAGCGGTAGTATTTACCCATAGCCTGGTCAACTGCGCTAGCAATGTCGTCTTGGAGTGCGCCAGCTTGTTGCTTAATAAGCATGTTCTCACCGAGCGTATTTGCGCCCTGCTGTTGCTGGCCGCGGAAGATATTAGGCGTACCAAAGATTTGGTCAAGTTCGTTACGAGCATCGTAAAGTGTATCTACAACATAGGTAGGTAGAAGCTGTGGCTGAACAACAACAACACTACCGTTAATGTTGCCATCAACCTTAGCGCCGTCAACGAGCATGATTGTCTTAGGGTTCTTATTAAGAAACTTGGAGGCATCTTCTTCGCTCATAATACGGCTATCGGCAATAACGCGGCCATTCACATAGTCGGCGTTTTCCCAAATTTGCTTGCCACGCTTGTTAATAAGGTCTTGCATTGGCTTGGCTTGGTCAAAGAGCGATGTCTCGTCAATGTAGCTTTTGCCTGAGTTTAAGTAATTGAACTCAATAAACGGCTTAATCGGCATGTTGGTTATGTTGTTGTGAAGGTCGTTAGTTTGGCCTTCAGAATATACCCAGTTGGGGTTACGCATTTTGCCAAGGATAACTTTACCAATAGGCAAGAACCAGCAAAGCCCTTCTTGCTTTTTCTTGTCGTTGTCTACATAGGTGAACCATACTTCAAAGTAGTCAACCCTTCGGGTCATTTGCGAAGTTGTGCCGCGCTTGATACTCAAAGCCGCATTAATGGCTTTTTCTTTGTCTG